GCAGTGTTACTACTACAGGAGTAGCTAATGTTTCCGTAACGGGCGTTAGTGGTACTTCAGCCCTTGCTACTATTGTAATTGATTCAGATGGAAATATATCTGCGCTAGGTTTAAATTCTACCGGCGTTATCGGCACCGTATCCATAGTATCGGTAAGTGTTATTCCTGTAACGGGCGTAGCTGGGACGAGCGCAGTAGGCGCTCCATTCGCAAGGGTTGGTATAAATGCTGACGCTACGGGTGTGTCTAGCACTGGTGCGGTTGGTGCCACCACAGTTAATTTATCTGCAAATATACCTGTGACAGGCGTGGCTGGTACTGGCGCGATAGGGGCGGTGGCTACACCGATCTACGGGGTTCTTGGTACAGGTAATGTAGGCACTGTTAGTGTTAATCAAGCATTTGCTGTGACCGGTCTGGCAGGTACAGGCGCGGTAGGCACTGTAACGATTGACTTTGGATACTCTGTAACGGGTGTATCGGGCACGGGCGCTGTAGGTACTGTTAGCATAAACCAAGCATTTGCTGTTACAGGCCTATCTGCTATAGGTGCAATTGGCTCAACTTTTGTTTGGCAACAAATTATACCTGCTAACAATGCTCAGTGGACGCCTGTATCTCCAAGTTCTACTCCAAATTGGAAAAAGATTGCGTCTTAACCGCAAGCGCGGTATAAATTTAACAACTTATCTAGTTTAGGAAACTCACATGGCTAGTACATATGGAAACGATCTTCGGTTAGAAGAGATTGGTGACGGCGAACAGTCTGGTACGTGGGGCGCTACAACCAATACAAACCTAGAACTAATATCAGAAGCCCTCAGTTTTGGAACTGAAGGTATTACCACTAACGCTGATACACACACCACTACAATTGCAGATGGAGCCACCGACCCCGGACGCTCTCTGTATTTAAAGTATACAGGAACGCTAGACAGCGCCTGTACTATTACAATCGCGCCTAATTCTATTAGTAAGACATGGTACATTGAAAACGGCACAAGTGGTTCTCAAAGCATTATTATTTCGCAAGGCTCTGGGGCCAACGTAACAATTAAAACGGGTCAAACCAAGATCGTGTACTCTGATGGCGCAGGTTCTACGGCGGCTATGGCTGAGATTGGCACTTTGGGTGTTGCTAACTTAGCTGTAGATACTAACGCGACCATAGGCGGTAATATTGATGTTGACGGCGTAACTAATCTTGACGCGGTAGATATTGATGGCGCAGTCCAGCTAGACGCCACTCTGACCGTTGGAGCCAACGACCAAGGCTATGACGTTACACTGTACGGAGATACTGCGGCCAGAAATGCTACGTGGGACAGCAGCGCCGATAGTTTAATATTTACTGATAATACCAAAGCTGTCTTTGGAACAGGTAGCGATGCGTCGATACTTTTCGACGGCACTGATATGAAGGTTGGCGCTACCGCAGGGCATTTAGACTTATTTACTTCTGAAGTAGGTTCCTCGGTACGGATACTAGGCTCTGGAGAGTCGTTAGCTGAGTTTACCGATGATGGGGATGTAGACCTATTCCATAACGGTACTTTAAAAATGTCAACAACCGCGACAGGAATTACCGTTGCGGGTGCTGTTGTAGAGAACCTCACCCGTGGCTCTATAAAGGTTGGCAACAGTTCTGGCGTGTCTGCCCCTTTATCTAAGGGAGCAGCAGGTACTGTTTTAACCGCTGGTGCTAACGATCTTAGTTGGGCAGTTGGCGGCACACCGTTTGCGGGTGGCTATCTAGCTGTTACTGGCGATGTGACCTTAACCGCTGGGCAATCAGGATATCAAATCTACGTTACAGGTGAACGCCTGCTTGCACTACCCGCTATTGCTCAAGATGTTTATTACATTATTAAGAACGGGGGCACTAATAATGTATATATTAAACCCAATGGTTCTCAGACAATTAATGGATTTGCTACTGCTGTACGCATTTATATTAACGCTGGCTCGGACATTATTATAATAAATGATGGTAGTAGCAATTGGAGAACAATAACAAACACTGTTGGCGCGACCCTAGCAGAGGCTACGACAATAACAACGTCACAAACATTTACACCTAAAACTATCACTACTTCAATACTGGTTTGCGTTAGTGGGAGTAGTTGCGGTGCAAACTCGCCAGTGAATACACAGAACTCGATGTCTAGTGCTGGTGCTGGTGGACCGGGTTACGCTGAGAAATTCTTCAGCAGTCCAGCAAGTAGTTATGTTTGTTCGATTGGCACCTTTGGCGATGTTAGTGGTAATGCTGGCAGTAACACCACGGCGGCTGGTATGACTTGTCCACCCTCGGCGCATTTTGCTGCTCGGTACACTACATCAAATGGCACCACTGTTTTCGCTGGTGGGGCGGCTGGATCAGGGGGTACTTTTTCTGCTGCGGGAGGTGCTGGTGCCGCTAAGAATGCGAGCACAAGATATGGCGGCGGAGGCGGTGCAGGAACTCGCGCAGGGGCTGGTGGTAATGCTGGAGCCAACGCTTCTGGATCACATAGTTATTATTTCGGTGGTACAAGCGGCGGCACAGGTGGAAACAATGGCGATGCGAATGAAACTGGACAAGTGTCTGAAGGACATAATGGAGCCGCCGCTACAGCCAAGGCTTCGGGTTCTTATGTAGTATCGGGGATAACTTCAGAAACATACATGCCGGGTGGTGGGCCTGCCGGTTCCGGTATACCTCTCGGTGGCGCTGGTGCACAAACAATAATGAATTGGAATGGTGGCACTTTTACAATCGCTCCGGGCAGACAAACGGGTGGAACTCGCGGTCTCAGACCAAATGCTCATGACGTTGGTGAGAATAATGGCGCGTTTGGCGGTTTAGGTGGCACTGTAACATTTGTGGAGTTTTTCTAATGGTAGCAAGAATAGCAGCAATAGTGGCGTTAAACGGAAGCGACACAAACAGGATAGTAATCGGGGATGACTACATTCCTGAAGGTTACACTGAAATTTTTCCTTTCTTAGAGCAAACGGCTAAAGAAAAACGCAACGAACTATTATCTGCGTCTGACAGCATGGCACTTGCAGACAGGATTACTGACGAGTGGCGCACGTACAGACAAGCATTGCGCGACTTGCCTACACAAGCTGGGTTTCCCACAAGCATTACATGGCCTGTTGAGCCTAGCTAATGCCAGATATAAATGAGCGTGTGTCCGCGTAGTTTTACAAAGGTGATGTATGCCGTTAACAAAGCTACAGTTTAAGCCCGGGATTAACCGAGAAACCACTTCGTATAGCAATGAGGGCGGTTGGTTTGATGGCGATAAAGTTCGGTTTCGCATGGGCTACCCTGAAAAGATAGGCGGGTGGGTACGTCAGTCTATCTATAATTTCTTGGGTACTTGCCGTGCGTTGCACCCTTGGGTGACTTTGTCAGGCGAAAAGTTCATTGGTGTAGGTACGTCACTTAAATATTTTATTAACGAAGGTGGCGCGTACCAAGACATAACTCCTTTAAGGGTGGCCTCTTCCGCGGTTACCTTTGGTGCCGGGGCCGATACGTTAGATGGCAATATTAACGCTTCAATACAATCTATCGTTTTAGATAGCGCCGCAGGTTTCCCAACAGGTGGCGGTCTTATTCTAATAGGTACAGAACAAATACGGTATGTAGGTATTACCAGCGCAACGTTAACAAGCTGCACTCGCGGTGTTAACGGCACTACCGCTGCATCACACTCAAACAATGCTCCGGTTACTTGCGCCACATTGTCTGTTACAGACGCGGATGGACACGGCGCACTGGTAGACGATTTTGTTACATTTTCGGGGGCGGCATCTCTCGGTGGGGTTATTATTCCCGCAGTTCTTAACCAAGAGTATCAGGTTACAAAAATTGTTTCTTCAACAGTTTTACAATTTGAAGCTAGAACACCGTCATCCATTTCAAGTATAACTACTTCTTCGGGATTAAATCCCACTCTGGTGTTCGCCAACACTAGCGACACCAACAACGGCGGCGGTTCATCCGTAGGTGCGTACCAAATTAACGTTGGTTTAGACACTACCATACTGGGCTCTGGGTGGAGCGCAGGAACATGGGGTCGTGGCGGATGGGGTTCCACCTCTGACTTAACCGTTCAGGGCGTTACGCTTCGACTTTGGAGCCATGACAACTTCGGCCAAGATTTATTAATAAATGTTAGAGATGGTGGTATCTACTATTGGAAAAAGTCCGATGGATTAAATAGCCGAGCGGTGGAGCTTTCAGGGATATTGAATGCAGATAGAACGCCTACTATAGCTAAACAGATAATGGTTTCTGACAAAGATAGACACATTATAGCTTTTGGTTGTGACCCTGAAACGAACCTCGGAACACAAGACCCGTTGCTTGTTCGGTTTAGTAGCCAAGAAAGTCTGACCAAATGGGGTGCCGAGACAACAAACACTGCGGGAGACTTACGCATTGGTTCGGGTTCCGAGATTATATTAGCGATTGAAACACGGCAACAGATATTGGTTTTCACAGATGTGTCCCTTCATGCGATGCAGTTTTTAGGGCCACCGTTTGTCTTTGGAATTAACACTGTATCTGAAAACATTACTACTGCTAGCCCCATGTGTGCAGTAGCTGTTAACGACAGCGTGTTTTGGATGGGAAGAAATGAGTTCTATGTATACTCAGGAGCGGTGGAGCGACTTCCTTGCACCGTTAGAGATTACGTTTTCTCAGACTTTAATCAGGCCCAAATTGAAAAAGTTACCGCGGGAACTAATACCTCGTTTTCAGAAGTGTGGTGGTTTTACCCTTCTGCAAACAGCATAGAAAACGATAGGTATGTTATTTTTAATTACGCGCAAAAGATATGGTACTTCGGTAATCTCAATCGTACTTTCTGGATTGACCGAGGGGTTGATGTCACCCCTATAGCCGCAAGTACCGACCACTATCTTTACAACCATGAAATTGGTTTTGACGATGGAAGCACGGCTCCCATAACACCGTTATCCTCTCACATTGAAAGTAGCCAGATGAGTTTAGGGGACGGGGCTCAGTTTGCATTTCTATCTAGAATTATTCCGGACATAACGTTTAGAAACTCTACAGCATTTACTCCCGCCGTCACATTTACTTTAGGCGTGAGAAACTTTCCAGGGGGCGAGTATTTAAATACAGACGCGAACTCTGTGAGTAAGACTTCTTCGGCCCCTGTTGAACAGTTTACAAAAGAAATTAGGACGAGGTTACGGGGAAGATCGTTTAATTTAAAAGTAGAAAGTACGGGGGAAAAAACGGCTTGGAGGTTAGGTACTCCTCGGGTCGAGATTAGACCTGACGGTAGGCGTTAATGTCTAGAAATTTAGTCCGCCCATTTTTTCCGATACCCCCTTCGGAATACAATCAAGGGTACTTTAACGAAGTTATTCGTGCCTTTTCTGTTTTCCTAGACCAAAGTCAAAACCCTGGTGAAGGTAGAAATACTACCTTGGTGCTTACTGCATTACCTAATAGTGATCAGGGTTTGGAAACAGGGTCTTTGTTTCAACGTGACGGTTTCGTAAAGATAGCTACCGCAGACCAGCCAAACTTGTTAGGTGTGCTTGCAACGGGTGCAGTTGGGTCTGTTACTGTCACTACATAAAGGCGTGGAAAAGATAATCACGTTCTGTTACCATGACGTTAAAAGGATTTAAGCCATGGGTCTTATAAAATCATTAGCTGGGTTAGCCGGCCTTGCAGTTGGCGGACCAATGGGCGCCGCGTTAGCAGTCGGTGCTACCGAAGCGGCGCAAGGTGGAGACTTCAAGGACATTTTGGGCAGTGGTCTAAAGGGTTTCTTCGGAGGCTCTGCTATCAACGCTGGGGTCGGAGCCTTTAAAGGCGCGGGTATGATGAATACCGCAAGTCCCGCGGCCTTGGCTCAAGCGGGTGGTGGAGCAGCTAATACAATATCCCCTCTTGCCGGCGGTGGCGGCGGCGGTGGGATTGCATCTCTGGGTCGAAACATCTTTGGTGGTGGGCCTGCCGGCGGTGGTGGCATGATGAACATGATGACGAGCAACCCATTGCTATCCGCATTGGCACTACAGATGTATGATGAAAACCGATACCCTGATGGGGTCAAGGTAGCTACTCCGTTGCAACAGAGACAGTTAGATACTGGGGAAAGACTTCCAGACTACGAAGGTGAAGTATTCACCCCGATGCGGTATGCGGCGCAGGGCGGCATGATCGAAGGTCCAGGGACCGGCACCAGTGATGACATCCCCGCAACGATTTATCAAAACGGAAGCCCAGTTCAAGAAGCAAGATTGTCAGACGGTGAGTTTGTTCTTCGTGAGAAGGATGTGCTGGCCGTTGGTGACGGTGACAGAGAACAGGGCGCGGCGCGGTTATACGCAATGCAGCGCCAGATAGGATAGAGCCATGGCAACCGATACCACGCAAACCGTTTTACAGGGACAGTTCCTTCCGGGGTATCAAGAAAAGTACCTCAAGGATCTTTTGGCTAATGCTACAGAGATTTCCAAGACTTCTCCCCTAGCCAACGTTTCTAAACCAGACGTAATGCAGTTTACTCCTAACCAGCTTGAAGCAATTCGGATGGCGAAAGAGGGCATCGGGGCCTACGAGCCCATGATGAAAGAAGCAGAAACTTCTTTTGATGAGTCTGGAAACGCATACGCTTCTGGTATCGGGGCTTTAGCGGGAACCACCGGAGGGTTTGATCTTAGCGGATATGCTGGAGATGTGGCCGCAGGCCAAGAAGGATTGCGCGGAACAACGCAGATGTTCGGGGATAATGTAGATAAGTACATGAACCCGTATGAAGATGCTGCGGTGCAACAAGCGTTGCAAGATTTACAATTGGCTGGTCAGGAACGTGCCACTCAGATTGGCGGAGCCGCAGCGGGTGCTGGCGCGTTTGGCGGATCCCGAATGGGCATTGAGAATGCCATGCTTAATCGAGACATCTTAATGCAACAGGGCCGCACCGCCGGTCAGATGCGCCAGAGCGGATATGAGAATGCTCGTAAAGCGTTTGAAGATCAGATGGCGAGAGAAGGACGAGCGGCAACCGGCGTTGTGAATATGGGCAGTGATCTGGCGAATAAGGGCATGTCTGCTTTTGAAAACCAGATGAACCGAGGCCAGCAGGCCAGCCAAATCTTTGGAACACTGGGCCAAGGTATTGCTGGGTTGGGTACTAAGGAAGCAGGCTTGGGAGACATGGCGCAGAAGTCCGCGCAAAGTGATGTCAACGCACTGTATAATGTGGGATCGTTGGAGCAACAGCAACAACAGCGCGAGTACGATGTGCAGCGACAGGGCCAGATGGAACAGGCTTATGAGCCTTACAAGCGGTTTGGATTTATGTCGGATATGTTTCGCGGCGTTCCGTCTACTAGCTCTACATTGCAGCAAACCAATGTTGCTTCTCCAAGCCCCATGAACTCAGTGATGGGTAACGCGATGGGTCTAGGGGCCTATCAGAACTTCTCCGGTTATAGTTAAGGGATCAATATTATGCAGAACGAGGTCTTTAATCGGAAGTTGTTTCAACGCAAAGGCGGCGCACGGGCAAAGCTAAATCAAATGGCGGGTGCGGATATGCCTTCTGGTATTCTTGCGTCCAGCCAACCCTTGATTGATGAGGCGATGAAGTCGGTTCGCCAACCGGAGACCTCAGCCATTCCGATGGATATCGCTAAGGGTATGAGCGCGGGAAGAGCCGATGGTATGCCCATGGCCCCCGCACCTATGGCGATGCCGATGCAAATGCAGCAACCAATGGCCCCCGCCCCACAACCTATGGCTCCTCCCCCACAACAGATGGCTCAAGCCCCAGTGCCACAGCCTAGTCTTAATCCTATGCGCCCTGGTGTTAAGACTATGCAGGAGGGTGGGGAGACTACTCCTATGGGGCCCTTGGTTGTGCCGAGAACAGACAGACCCGAGGGATTTGATATAGACATTAGTGACTTAGCAGGGTCCGTGCTTCAAGCCATGAGGCTCATTGATGACCCGGATGTAAAACCAAAGGACACTTCAAAGTCCTTAGTTGCCATGGTTGGAGGTAATCCTGAAGCTAGAGATATAAAACCAGAACTAGATAAAATAACTAAGAGACTAAATATGTCTAAGATCAACACCAAGCAGTCTATTCCTAAGATTCTTAAACAAATCAGGGGTGATCTTGGCAAGATGGCAGAGTCTGAGGCGTTCTTTGGCATGGCCGCGGATAGTGATCCGAGAGCCTCGTCTGCCTTTGGTAGAGCCATGGGCAAAGCGCAAGGAACTCAGATGGCTCTTGAGGCTGATGCTCAGAAGACTGCGTTGGCTAACGCTGAAACAGAGCGCCTGTTGAGACTGAAGGCAGAGTTGACGCCTCGAACCGCGGGTAGTTCTCTTTACAGAAAGTCTATGGACCCCGTTGATGCTAGAGGTGCTGCTTATAGATCCGCGTTAGAAGCAACCCGTGATCCGTACTTTGAACTTCCGGAGGGCTTTACTACTGCGGAACAATACGCACAGCAGGCTGGGAAAACAGCGTATGAAATGGCGTTAAAAGGCGGTGACGGTGGCAGTGGCAGTGGCAGTGGCGGTGGCGGTGGCGGTGGCGGGGCTCCTACCCTAGAAGATTTTCTTAAAAATGCCGCCCTTGATCCAGCAAACAAGGACTATACGGAAGAGGCTCTGACTGACTATTGGAGTAAAAAGTATGGACCGGATGGGACATCCTAATG